ACGGTACCAGGCTCCCCACTATCGGCTTTGGGAGTACCGAAGGGGTCAAGATGGGTGACACCATCACGCCCGTCGCCGCGGTGAATAGGAGCCTTCGGGAGGTGCGGGTGTTCGAGAATGCCCTCAAGGCCTGCATCAAGGTGCCACTCCACCAGTATGAGTTCGACGCCTATGTCGAGCTCTCCCACAACATCGGCCCCGGCGCCTTCTGCCACTCGGCCATCGTGAAGCGCCTGAACGCTGGCGACTACCCAGGTGCCTGCGAGGCGATCCTGCTGTTCAAGCGTGCTGGTAAGCAGGACTGCTCGGCGCCAGGGAACCGGGTATGCCCCGGGCTCTGGAAAGACCGGCTGCGCCTCAATGCGAAGTGCAAGGGGGAGTGATGGTGACAACTCCGCAGAGCAAGGTGCTGCCGTTCCTGGCCGGTGCCCTGGTGATAGCTGCCCTGGCCGGCGGTGGGATGGGGCTCTATCACTCCGGTCATGCGGCTGGGGAGGAGGGGGAGCGCAAGACCTGGCAGGCAAAGTGGAATGAAGAGGCTGCCCGCCTTGCCACAGCCAGAACCAAGGCTGAGCTGAAGGCTCGGGAGGAAGAGCAGCGCCGGCAGGCTGAAATCGATGAGGTGAGAGACCATGCACAAGAAGAAATCGCCCAAGCGCAGGCTGATGCCGTTGCTGCTGACCTTGAGTCTGGCCGGCTGCGCGAGCAAGCCCGCCGCCTGGCAGCCCGAGCAAGTCAGTGCGCCAGCCATTCCAGCGCTCCCCAGGGAGGCCCGACAGCCGAACAGCCTGCCATGGTGCTCGCCGACCTGCTCAGCCGGACTGACGAAAGAGCGGGTGAGCTGGCAGCAGCGTATGACCGAGCTCGAGCATCGGGACTAGCCTGCGAGCGGGCATATGACTCTCTGCGTACCGCGACCATGAAACCCCGCCCATAACGGCGGGGTTTGTCTTTCTGGGGAAGGGGAGAAGGTGATGCAGATGAACTGGAGCAGTGAAGTGGTAAGCGGTATCGATGTGACTGGGGTCATCACCCGCGTAGAGCACTACGACGGGAGCGAGGCCCTGGTTGTTCTTTCCTCTGGTGTTTCCGTCGTGGTGTCGGCGGCTCATGAGCCGGTACCTGGCGACACCATCGTTGAAGGCGAGCTATCTCTCTAAATGGCAAAGACCGACTGGGCACAGCTCAATGCAGAGTTCCTGCAAGAGCATGAAGCGACCGGCATCAGTGCGAAAGACTGGTGTGACAGCCGCGGCCTGAACTACAACTCGGCGCGTCGCTATTTGAAATCTCGGGGGCAATCCCATGCGCAACCTGACAAATCTCGCGTAGCTGCGCAATCTGCGCATTCCGAAGTGCGCAAAACTGCGCAATCTGCGCAAAGTGCGCAAGCCAAAGGGAATGAGGCCAAGGCCAAAGGGGGAGAGCGAAGAGGGGAGAAGTCATCCTCATCGACACAATCCCAGCCCGAGCCTGAGCAGACCTCGAAAAACAAAGGGCGGGATGGTGCTGGCCGCTTCGTCCGGGGCGAGTACGAGGGCAACCCGAACCCGCCCGCCAATATCAAGCCTGGCATGCAGATTGCCAAGACCCACGGCGGTTATGCCAAGTTCCTCGATGCGGAGGAGCTGTTCGACCAGGCCCGCGAGCTGCAACTGCACGACGAGCTGGACTTCACCCGGGCGCGAGTCATCTCCGTCACCAAGCTGCTCAAGGGGCTGCAGCAGGACCTGGTCACGGCCAGCGAGATGACTGACCGGATTGCGCTCTACGACAAGATCCTGAAAGCAGAGCAGGCCCTCGACCGCAACATCCAGCGGATTGAGTCCATCGAGCGGACCCTGAGCGCCCTTCGCATCGACGAGGTAAGTGTGCCGAAGATTGAGGAGGACACTCGCCGGATCCGGGCTGCTGCGCGCAAGCTGACCGCCGAAGCCGATCGGCTCGAGAAGGATGGCGGCAGCGAGTCCACCCCGGTCAGCGAGATGGTCACCGAGCTGCAGGGGATGGGGACTGGCGGGCTGATGAGTGGCGTTAAATTCTAGCCCGGCTAACCTTGGATGGGCGCGTCTCAAATGAGGTGCATGGAGTGGAGCGTGTTTATGAAAGGAAGCATATTGGTATTGCCTGTTGCGATAGTTCTCACCGGATGCGGGGCAACTGCTGATTACTTTGCAGACAATGCGTTTCGCATGTACATGTCAAAACCGCTGTACGATGTAAAAGATAATAAAGAGGTACTGAAACCAAGTCTGTTGAACGTGGTGATGAAATCAGATGATGGTAGTGAGGGAATAGTAAGTAAAAAATGTTTTTCTGTAACCAGTAATGATGGTGAGTGTAAACAGGAACGTAATATAGCTATATCAACCATTATGTTGACGTCTGAAGAAATCTGCTTGATTCATAGGCGGAATATGTATGGGAATGAGGCAGGTTCAAATTTAATTCTAGGCTCGTTTACAAATTTATTTACTGGTGTCTCGACAGTTATATCACCCGCAACATCTAAAAGTATATTTTCTGCATTGGCACTGTTTTCAAATGCGGAAAGGTCACTCATAAACGAGTCAATATACAAGGAGATGTTGGTTTCAGCGATAGACAATAAAATTGTAACAAAAAGAACCGAGGCCGCTATCGACATATTCAAGAGGATGGATAAGACAGTTGAGGAGTACAGTGTTGCTCAAGCTATGTTTGATGTTACAACATTTCATAGTAAATGCTCTTTCATGGAAGGCTTGCGATATGCCCTCATTGAGGGCGATGGAAATCCAAAAGCAAGAAAGGCCGATGCTCTGAAACGAGAGATCAATGAGGTTGAGCTGAAATTGCAGTTGCAGAGCAATAAAGATGACGCTCAATTGAAGGAGCGTCGTGTGAAACTATATCAGATGCTAAATGAATTAGGTGCCGCCGTGGCTGAGTCTGAATCGGCGCCTGAAGCTGAAGCAGGCTGATTGAGTTATCTGAGCCAATAGCCTTATTTTGTGCAGATAATCCTCAACTCCAAAATCCACATTTTTTTAATTACCCGCTTCGGCGGGTTTTTTATTGCCTGAGATCCACCAATGACCGAACTCGAAACCTCCGCCATGACTGAGCAGGAGCAGATGGCCTACATCCGCGCGAAGCTAAGCGATAAGTGGTGGCGGATGAACAACCTCTACATGATCGAGAACGAGCAGGGCCAACTGGTGCGCTTCCGGCTGCGCCCGGCACAGGAGCTGCTGTTCAAGACCATGTGGTGGCTGAACATCATCCTCAAGGCGCGCCAGCTCGGATTCTCCACTGCCATCGATATCTATCTGCTCGATGAGGCGCTGTTCAACAAGAACCTCAAGTGCGGGATCATCGCCCAGGATCTGACGGCAGCCGGCGAGATCTACCGCACCAAAATTGAAGTCCCGTTCGATAACCTGCCCGGCTGGCTCAAGGCCCAGTTCAAGGTGGTGACCCGGCGCGGTGGGGCGAATGGCGGTCACATCCTGTTCAGGCACGGCTCCAGCATCCAGGTGGCCACCTCGTTCCGCTCCGGTACCGTCCAGCGCCTGCATGTCTCCGAGCACGGGAAGATCTGCGCCAAGTACCCGGAGAAGGCCAAGGAGGTGCGAACCGGTACCCTTAACGCAATACACCCAGGCGCCATCGCATTTATCGAGAGCACTGCGGAAGGTGTTGGTGGTGACTTTCACACCATGAGCATGAAGTCGCTGGAGCTGTCTCGCTCAACTGGCGAGCTGACCCAGCTAGATTGGAAGTTCCACTTCTTCGCCTGGTGGCAGGATCCCAAGTACCGCGCCGACGTCCCCGCTTCCGGTGTGGTGATGAGCAAGGCACAAGCGGAATACTTCGCCGCGGTGGAGAAGGCGATGAGCTGCACCATCAGCGACGAGCAGCGGCAGTGGTACGTGCTGAAAGAGGGCACGCAGCGTGGGGAGATGAAACAGGAGTATCCCAGCACGCCGCTGGAAGCCTTCCTGACTTCCGGGCGCCGGGTGTTCGACCCCATCGCCACGATGGAAGCAGAGGGCGATTGCATGCCCCCACTCATCGTCTACGACATCGACCCTGTGACCGGAAAGCGCGAGAAGGCTCGCAAGCCGGAGAAGCTGGACGAGCAGGGGCAGCGCTCGCTCGAGAACATGCTGCTGGTCTGGGAGCTGCCAGACCCCGACGAGGATTACGCCATCGGCGCCGACGTGGCGGAAGGGCTGGAGCACGGCGACCGTTCAAGCCTGGATGTCACGGCCAAGAGCGACGGCCGGCAGGTAGCCCACTGGTTCGGGCATCTCGACCCGGGGCTGTTTGCCCAACTGCTTGCCCACGTTGGCAGGTTCTACGGAACCGCAGAGCATGGCCCGGCCTACATCGGCCCGGAGCGCAACAACCACGGCCACGCTGTGCTGCTCAAGCTCCGTGAAATCTACCCGACCCGACGTATCTACACCCAGGAGCACATCGACCGGGACCGCGACGACGAGACCCCGCGCCTCGGCTGGCTCACCACTCGACAGTCCAAGCCGATCCTGGTTGATGGCCTCAAGGCCCTGCTGCGTGCCGGGCAGTCCGGGATCCGCTGGATAGGCACCATTTCCGAAGCCACCACCTACGTCTACGACAAAAGCGGCAGCATGAACGCCCAGGACGGCTGCTACGACGACCAGCTCATGAGCTACATGATTGCCCAAGAGATGCGTGCCCGGATGCCGGCCCGCATCGTCAAACCTGAATCCTCCCGCAAACCCAAGCACTGGATGGCCAACTGATGATCAACGCCCAACCCAAGGCCCCTGAAAAAGGCGGCCTCGATACCCCGCGCCTGCTCAAACTGATGAGCGATATCAACGGCCAGCCGGACTGGCGCTCTATCGCCAATCGGGCGTGCGCCTACTACGACGGCGATCAACTGCCGCCTGAGGTGGTGAGTGTGCTCAAGGCTCGGGGCCAGCCCATCACTATCCACAACCTCATCGCCCCGACTATCGACGGCGTGCTGGGTATGGAGGCCAAGAGCCGTACCGATCTGATGGTGATCGCCGATGACCACGACGACGAGCTGGAGCAACTGGCCGAGGCCGTCAACGCCGAATACGCAGACATGTGCCGCCTGGGAGGATTGGACCGCGCCCGGGGCGAGGCCTACGGCGGCCAAATCAAGACCGGCCTGGGCTGGGTTGAGGTGTGTCGCCGCGATGACCCGTTCGGCCCACGTTACAAGTTCAGCAACGTCCACCGCGACGAGGTCTATTGGGACTGGCACAGCAGGGAGCCAGACCTGAGCGACTGCCGCTGGCTGATGCGTCGCCGCTGGGTCGATCTGGATGAAGCCAAGACCATGTTCCCGAGTAAGGCAAAGGCACTGGAGTGGGGGGTGAACGACTGGGAGGGGGTCGTGAGCCTGACCTCCATCGATGGGCTGGACCCCAACCTGGTCAGCGCCTATGAAGAGTGGAGCCAGTTCAGCGGTAAGGAGGTTGAGTGGTGCAGCCGGGAGCGGGATCGGGTGCTGCTTCAGGTGGTCTACTACCGCACCTACGCCATGCGTCAGGTGCTGATGCTGGACTCCGGTCGGGCACTGGAGTACGACAAGACCAATCAACTGCACCTGGCTGCTGTGGCCATGGGGCGCGCCAAGTTGGAACGCTGCCCGGTGGCCGTGATCCGGGAATCCTGGTTCGTCGGCCCCCATCATCTGGTTGATCGACCCTGCTCTGCGCCCCACAACATGTATCCGCTGGTGCCGTTCTGGGGTTACCGCAAAGACCGCACCGGTGAGCCCTATGGGTTGATTGTTCGAGCCATGCCGGCGCAGGACGAGGTGAACCTGCGGCGCATCAAGCTGACGTTCCTGCTGCAGGCCAAGCGGGTCATCATGGACAAGGACGCCACCAACATGAGCCAGAGTCAGGTGCTGGAGCAGGTCGAGCGCCCTGATGGCTACATCGAGCTCAACCCGGATCGCGCCAACAAGACCAGCGTGGCCGATGCCTTCAAGGTGGAGCAGGACTTCAACGTTGCTGCCCAGCAGTTCCAGGTGATGCAGGATTCGGTGAAGCTGATCCAGGACACCATGGGGGTTTATGCCGCCTTCCTAGGTCAGGGCTCCACCGGGCAGTCCGGCGTGGCCATCAGCAACCTGGTGGAGCAGGGGGCAACCACGCTTTCCGAGATCAACGACAACTACCGGATGGGCTGCCAGCAAGTGGGGCAGTTGGCGCTGGCGTACCTGCTGGAAGACATGGCAAGCAAGCGCAACTACAAGGTGACCGTGAACCGGGAAGACCCCCGCCGCCGCAAGGCTGTGGTGGTCAATGTGGAGCAGGAGGATGGCAAACTCACCAATGATGTGACCCGGCTGCGGGCCCATATCGCACTGGCACCGATCCAGCAGACTGCCGCCTACAAGCAACAACTGGCCGAGCGGATGACCCAGGCTATGTCCCAACTTCCGCCCGCGGCGGCAGGTGCTTGCTTTGACCTGCTGGTCGAGCTGATGGATGTCCCGCGCAAGGCCGAGTTCGTGGAGCGGATCCGCAATGCCCTGAACATCCCGAAAGACCCGGACGAGATGAGCGACGAGGAGCGCGCGGCCGCCGAGCAGCAGGCTCATCAGGCCCAGATGCAGCAGGAGCTGGCCATGCGCGAGATGCAGGCCAAGCTGGCAGAGCTGGAGGGCAAGGCAGCCAAGTGGCAGGCAGAGGCCCAGCGCATCGCCAAGCTGACCGACTCCATCCGGTTCGAGGATGCCCTCAAGCAGGCCCAGACCGGCAAGACGCTGCAGGAGATGGAACGGCTCGCCGCCGAGCAGCAGAGCATCCAGGGGGAGCAGGCCGTGCTGCAGGCTCAGCTGTTGGACACCATCCAGCAGCAGATCGACGCCATCGCGCTCTGATAGTTGCTTTCCTCACCGCCCAGCGTTACGATTTCCCCAACATGGCCCAATCTCTCGAGATTGGGCCTTTTTCATTTCTGAGCCCAGTTCCGTGCTGCGCCAGAGCTCGAATGCGACGATGAATGAACCCGCCTTGTGCGGGTTTTTTTTGTGCCCAGCTCCAGCCGGGGAGGGCTTTCACCGAGAGCCTTCCCCCGCTTGGGCAGCGATACCACCCACTGAAAACCCACGAGGACAACCATGGATACGAGCATCGACAACCTGACCGGGACTGAAAGCCTGGACGAACTGGAAGCCATACTGGAGGCGATCGAGCGTGAGCCCGATAGCGAGTTGGATGATGGCACTGGCACCAAGCAAACGGACGTACAACCCGCGCCGTCGGCGGGCGAGGTGGCAGCCGGTAACGAACAAGCCAACACCGAGCAGGGCGGTGAAGGGGCCGCGGAGCCTGAGAAGGTGATCCTGGCCAAGAGCGGTCAACACACCATCCCGTATGAAGTGCTGGAGCAGGCGCGCAATGAAGCCAAGCAACTGCGTGAGCAGCTGGCTCAGTCGCAGCAGGCCCAAGCCGAGCGGGACAAGCTGCAGGCGCTGATGGAGAAGCACGGGATCAACCCCGATGTTGACCCTGACGACATCAGCCAGGAGGAGCTGGCACAACTGGCACAGGACTACCCGGATCTGGGCAAGTCGATTGCAGCCATAGCCAGCAAGCTTCAAAGGCTGGAGCAGCAGGCAGCACCGCAGCCGGTTGCCCTCGCCATCAATCCGGTTCAGGCCGCACTGCAGGCGGTACCTGACCTGATGAGCTGGCGGGAGAAAGACCCGGACCGATTCGACTTCGCCATCATCGTCGATGAGAAGCTCCAGGCTGACCCCGCGTGGCAAGGCAAGTCGCTGGATGAGCGATTCGCAGAGGCGGCACGCCGCACCAAGCTGGCCTTTGGTGACGAGGTTACCCCTCCCACCAAGGCACCCGGCAAGGAGGCGGATAAGCCTGCCGATTTCATCCCGTCCAGCCCTTCGGCACTCGGCCAGACCCATCATGCCGCCCCCACTGGAGTGGAGCGCTTTGGCGCCATGTCTCAGACCGAACTTATCGGCGAGATGGGCGCCATGACAGACGCCCAAATGGATGCGCTGCTGGAGCAGGCCGGGTACTAACCCACCACCCATTTCAATAAGCCAACCCCGACCATTGTGTCGGGGTTTTTGTTTTCATGTAGGAGAGGACCATGACCCAAGTCACCTCGGCGCAAGCCAACAAGATTTTGCAGGCCGCACTCTTCACGGCGGCCAACCGTTCTCACTCGCTGGTGAACATGCTGACCGAAGAGGCCCCCAAGGGCGCCAAGGTCAACGGCGGCAAGCAGACCAGCGCCGGTGCCCCTGTGGTACGTATCACCGACCTTGGCAAAGGCGCCGGGGATGAAGTGGACATGCAGCTGTTCCACCAACTGTCTGGCCGCCCGACCATGGGTGACAAGAAGCTGGCAGGGCGCCTCGAGAGCATGTCCTTCGCGGACTTCTCGCTGAAGATCAACCAGACCCGCCATGGTGTGGACGCGGGCGGCAAGATGAGCCAGAAGCGCACCAAGCACGACCTGATCAAGACCGCACGTGTGCTGTTGGGCGATGGCTACTACGGTCGCCTGGTTGACCAGCGTGGCTTTGCTCAGCTGGCCGGTGCTCGCGGGGATTACTCGGCCACCGATATCATCCTGCCGCTGGCGGATGACCCCGAGTTTGCCGACATCATGATCAACGAGCTGACCGCGCCAACCTACGAGCGCCACTTCTTCGGTGGTGATGCGACCAGCTTCGAAGCCCTTGATGCAGCGGATCGCTTCAACCTCGGCTGCGTGGACAACATGGCGCTCTATCTGTCCGAGAT